GCATTGATGCGCCAGACAGTACCCCAGAATGAAGAAATCGTGTCCTGACAACAACAAGGAATTCCCTTTCCAAAAACAGGGAATTTTGATGACAATTTTGAGGATTACCTATTGACAATATACATTCTTCCCCGATACCATCCCGGCTTCTCGACTTGTGGACATCATGTCCACAAGTCCCGATCTCTTCAATCTCCCGCAGGATATCGTTCCGCCTGCCCTGGCTGATTACCTTCTCATATCTGGCAGACAGCACCGCCGCCTTTTCGCTCGGCGCCAGATCCGTGAATGACCTCTGGATCACATTCGTTTCTATCACATATACATAAGCGTCTTCATCGCTCAGATCCGCCTTAACGATGGCGGGAACTTCCGTCATCCCTGCTATCTGCGCCGCGTTCATCCTGTTATGACCTGCCAGCATCTCATACCCGCCGTAAACCTTCCGGACGATCACGGGATTCAGTATCCCGTGATCTCTGACACTCTGAACCATGTCGTCTAGGCGTTCCCCTTCATACAGGCGAAAGGGATGATCCTTAAATGCCCTGACCTTTTCTATCGGTATCAGCTGCACTCCTGCGATATTTCCCGGAGCATTCGGTGATTCTTCTTTCAGAAGTTCCACCGCATCTGCAATCGCTTTTCTTTTCGTTGTGGTTGTCTTCATTCAGATTCACCGCCCCTCTCGTCTCTGCCTTGAAGCAGTTTTCTTTTTGCCGTAACCGGTTTTTCCTTCCGCAACGCAGAGCACCGGCTGCACGATCTCATCCCTTGCTTCTTCCTTCGTGATGATCAGTCTGCCGTCCTCACACTCCACTTTGACATGCGTGCCGATGTCAAAACCGAACTCACTGAGCCATTTGCCCTTCAGCATCACAGTCGGCGTAGCCTGATACCTGTACCCGCTCTGCTCGATCACCTTCAGGTTCCTTGTCGTTTTTACTTCCTTTGTCATAGATTTGCTCCCTTCTGCCGTTCTCGGCTAAAATAAAATAAGCTGCTGATACGTAATCTTTTCTTACGCATCAACAGCTCAGTTATGATCTCGATATACTATTTTGGTCTTACGAAGGGTTTTTCTCCGCTTCCTCGGCATCCCTGATCTGATAATAGTCGTCCATATTGACGGAGACTTTTATCGTATCATCGGGTTTTCGTCTGCCCAAGAGACATACAGTCTCGACGTGGCACGAGGAAACGAAATAGATAGTCATTCTTCGTGCCTGTTCGCAAAATCGCGGTCAGGAACATATCCACGATTCTGCCTGTTCGCACTTTTGGCTCCAGGAACATATCCACGGTTTTTAGGTTCGCAAGGAACATATCCACCGGTTTTTGCCCATTGGACGTTTGTGGGAACATGTCGTCAATCAGCGGAGTTCAGTGTTGTAGCCGAAGCACGATTATTCGTAAACAAAAAATCTGTTTTCCGGATCAGCTTTTGCTTTATACATAGCGGTATCAGCTTTTTTGAAAATCTCGGAATAGTTATTCTCCTGGCCGTTGTAAGCGGCAATTCCAACACTGATACTTACCCCTTTTTCATTATCTGGCAGCAAAACATTTTTTGAGACGCCTTCAACAAGGTCTTTTGCAATTTTGCGGGCGTTTTCCAAATCATTCGTATTTTTGATAAAAACAATGAACTCATCGCCGCCAAAACGTCCGACTATCTCATGATTTGTAAATATGCTGCCAAGGAAACCGCCAAGCTGAATAATAACGTTATCACCGACATCGTGGCCATATATATCATTGATCGATTTGAAACGGTCAACATCCAACACGAACAAAATGCCCTTCTTCGTTGTGCTATCTACCAGAAATTCATTGATTTCTCTGGTCAAAGAACCTTTGTTTCTTAAGCCTGTCATTTCATCTATGTCTCGTTGAATGCGGATTTTTCGAGTCAGGACAAATTCTCTTATACGGAGTAAATTTGCAATAACATTCAGGAAACTTCCAATAACTGTAAATGCAACAGCATTGACAAGATCAATTTGCCAGACATCTATTGGCTTTACTCCATGCGCCCAGATCAGGAAAACGGCGGAGGCAACACTTAACTCAATGGTCATGAAATATGGTTTATCAATCATAAACATTGGTGTAACCACCAAAAGAACGATGAATGTTGTTGCATTGTATTGAGGTTTATTAAGGTTAATGAAACATGCAAACAGGAATAAAAATGACATGGATATATAGATTAAGAACTGCGCAACGATGGAGTCTTTTTTCAAAATGAAAAAACAGACGATTGCACAGACAGAATAGAGGAAACCTATCAGATAGAACCATCTATTTGTTTCCATCATACTGTATTGCAAGGAGGCAAAATATAGAAGGCAGAATACGGCAGCCATTAAAAAATGAAGGATCTTCCAAACCTCAAAATTTGAGATATAGGCGTCTTTTTTTACTGCGTTGTATTCATCTTTTTCAATCCCACAGTAGAAATAATAATTCCGAATGGTTTTTAAAATACTCATATACCTCACCTTGCTCATCAAAGAAGACAAAGAACTGTTCTCTGAAATCCGGTTTTTGTTAGTGTAATCATCATAGTTCACCACCCCGTTTCTCATATACAAGCCGAACATCATAGCCAAGCTGCTCCATCATGGCGATGAAGGTCTTATTGACGAGTTGCTCTCGGCCCTTGGTAATGCGGTTCACATAGGCGACGGATACACAAAGTTTTTCCGCCAGCTCTGTTTGAGTGGTCGAGTCTTCGATCATTCGCATTTTCAAATCCATCTCAACATTATTCTGGAGCATCCGTCCACCTGATCTGAACCCCAAAAAGGTAACACTTTTCTTCCACTGATACCCTCCAGGGTAACAGAGGAGGCGAAGATGGCTTACAGTATAAGAATCAAAAAAGAAGTTATCAACCATGTACATCAGGGAATGACAGTTCTTGAAGTTTCACAGATGTACAACCTATCACGGAACACAGTTGAAAATTGGCTTAAGTATCCAGATAAATATCTTAACGAAACCAGAACCGGACTTAAGCCGTTCGACATCGAAGAAAAGGTCAATGTACTACGTTTAATCGAGGAAGGCGACCTAACACACCGTCAGATCGCAGATCTTAAACAGATCAACCTACACACGATCCGTAACTGGATTAAAGACAAAAGCCGTATTCTTGCAGTATATTCTTCTCAGGGGCATCTTCCAAAAAACACTGTTTTATCAAGCAGCCCCGGAGAGGAGACGGAACCTGTGAGCGCAGCTGACGACAAAGATACCAGGCAGCATATCCGGGATCTCAAAGATGAAAACGAGTTCCTTAAAGCTAAGATTGCCTACCTGGAAGCACTGATGGAGCTTAATGGGACTCCAGCTTCCGGCTTTAAAAAAAAGTCCAGTATCAGGCCATCGATAAAGTCCTCGGAAGAGGCATCGGAAACGTAAGCCTCCTCTGCCGTGTTGCTGACGTATCCCGGAAGAGCTACTACTACCACCTTCGGCATCCCTTTTCGGCTACCGATGCAAAAATCACGGATGTGATCCGCCGCCTCCAGAGCGATCATAAAGGCAGTATCGGTTATCGCCCGATGGCCCGGCTTGTTTCTCGGGAATGCGGCAAAAACGTAAACCGTAAACGCGTCAGGCGTCTTATGAAAGAGAACGACCTGCTATCGGCTGTACGGCGCAGGAAGTGGTCTGATGAGGTCTATGCAAAGCGTCGGGAATTGAAGGCCAATCTCCCGGCGGACCTGATTAAACAGAACTTCTTCGCCCTTGCACCCAGGAAGAGAATGCTTGAGGATATCACGTATCTTCCAGGGTTTGAGAAAACGATGTATCTGAACACCCTAGAGGACCTTTACAATGGAGAAATCCTGGCATACTGCATTTCTGATTCGCCGAACGCGAAACTGTGTGCAGATACAATCGAGAGCCTGTGTGTCAGCTGGGGCGAATGTTTCAGAGGATCCATTGTACATAACGACCTTGGAAGCTCCTATGTTTCCTACGAATACAGTGATGCTGTAAAGGCTCATGGCATTATCCAGAGTATTGGCAGAGTGGCGACCTGCTATGATAACGCTCCGATGGAATCACTGAACGGAATCATTAAAACAGAGGCTCTGTACTGCCGATTCGGAAAAACCCGGGTAAAAGAAAAGCGCGTCCCTATCTCCGAGATTCTTGAGGCAGTCGTAGACTTCATCAACTATTACAACAACGAAAGACCGAAAGCAGCCAATGGAGGATTGTCACCTGTTCAGTTCAGGCTTCAGAATCCTTATGGGACATATCTCCTGCCCATTGATACAAAAGATATTTGACTGCTGTCCCAGGCAGTTGCACAATAACACCATAGCACAAGGAGTGTTACCCCTCCCGGAGGCAGTGAAAGCTCTTTGTTACCATCTTCGGATTCAGTCACAAGAAAGTGTTACCCTATAGGGGTGCACATCAACCTCCCTTGTACTTCAACTTATAACTTAAAAATTGTAGCATGCCTTGCGTCAAATTGCTATCCCCCAAAAGTAAAAAAAGACGCCCCCGGAGGAGCGCCTGCGCGATGGCTCTGTTTACATCTGTACCTCGGTCTCAAGGCCACATTTGAATTCAAATTCGAGGTGGTCCTCGAACACTGTGATCCGCTCGATCAGCCTCCGGACCATCCCTTCGTCGTAATCCGTCACCGGCTCCTGACGCTCGTCCAGAAAGGCTTCGAGCTCTTCCAGTCGCTGCTTCATAGCCGTGCGGTTGGCATCTTCCAGAAGAAGGGCCTGCTTTTCTTCCCGGAGCGCATCAATCTCGTCGGCCAGTTCCTCAAACCCCTGCTTGGCGTTTGCCTTCTTCAGGAGCTCCTTCTGCAGCTCCTCTGACCGTGCGTCGATCTCTGCCACCCGAGGGCTGTTGTTCTGAGCAAGAGCCCGGTCCATCGCCAGCCGCATGCCCGGCAGGAATTCATCCTTCTGCTCGATCATCTGGTTAAAAGCCGTGATGACTGCCGCGTGCAGGTCCGTTTCGTACAGTGTGCGTGATGGGCAATCGATGCCAGACTTCCTTTTCTCCAACCGGCTGACGCAGCGCCAGACCGGGACGTGCTCGCCTTTCAGATACCACTGTGTTCTTCGGTAAAGGTCGCCGCAGTCGGAGCAATAAACCAGATGGGAAAGCGCGTACTTCCCGCTGTACACCCGCCGCTTTCCTGTGCCGGTCTTCACCCGTGCCCTGCGCACCATTTCTTCCTGCACCTGCAGGAATAGCGCTCTCGGGATGATGGCCTCGTGACTGTTCTCGACGTAGTACTGTGGGACGATGCCCTTGTTGGCGACTCGCTTCTTATTCAGGAAGTCCGTGGTGACGGTCTTCTGCAGGAGCGCGTCCCCGATGTACTTCTCGTTTGTCAGAATTTTCTTCAGGGTGCTGGCCAACCAGAAGTCATTGCCAGCCGCTGTCCGGATGCCATCCGCAGTGAGCCCCTGCCCGATGGCGTAATAGCTTTGGCCGCTAAGGTACTCCCGGTAGATGCGCCTCACCACCTCAGCCTCTTCCGGGTTTATGACCAGGTTCCCATCCTCGTCCTTGTCGTAGCCGAGGAACCGGTTAGCGCAGACCTGGACCTTCCCTTGCTGGTAGCGGTACTGCAGCCCCAGCCGGACGTTCTGGGAAAGGCTCTGGCTTTCCTGCTGAGCAAGGGATGCCATAATCGTGAGCAGGACTTCACCCTTGGCATCCAGGGTGTTGATTCCTTCCTTTTCAAAGAACACGGCGATGTTCTTGTCCTTGAGCTGCCGGATGTATTTCAGGCAATCGAGGGTGTTGCGGGCAAAGCGGCTGATTGACTTGGTTACCACCATGTCTACCCGGCCTGCCATGCAATCATCGATCAGACGATTGAATTCTTCTCGCTTCTTGGTGTTGGTCCCGGAGATGCCGTCATCAGCATAAATGCCCGCCAGCTCCCATCCGGGATGCTTTTCAATGTAATCCGTGTAATGCTCAATCTGAGCATCGTAGCTTGTTGCCTGCTCGTCGGTCTCCGTGGAGACGCGGCAGTAAGCCGCCACCCGGAGCTTTGGAGCTTCTTCTGTTTTCTTCCTCGCGCCGACCGTAGGCCGCGCAGGTATCATTGTCACTGTTGCCATATTAACCTCTCTTTTCGATCAGACTGTATAAGTACTCTGCTTGCTGGTATGGATCGCTGAAGGTCTGCACCGCTGGTCCCATCCAGAAGGATGTCGGAGCAGGATCGGCTTCCACCGTTTTCTTCTCCCGCTTATCCCGGCCCAGCGCTTCTTCCCGCCGCTGGCGTTCGACTTCAAAGGCATCGAAGGTTTCTCTGTCGATGATCGCCGGGTAGAAGTCGTCACCCAGGTAATGGGGATTCTGGAGGAGCCGCTTGACCGAAGAGTGCGTCACGCTCATCCCGACTTCCTTCGCAGCGTTTCTCAGGGAAAGGCCGCCAAGGTAACCTGTGTAGATCATCCGGATCTGCTCTGCCTGCTCCTCGCAGACGACCGCGACGCCATTTTCTATGCGGTAGCCAAAAGGTGTGTGTCCTCTGCTCATATCTCACCGATCCTTTCTGTCAGGCGCAGGCCGCATTTGAGATGGAAAACAACCTTGTCTCTCGTCTGCAGCACCGCATGGTCCAGGAACCGCTCCACCAGAGCTCCGTCAAAAGAAGTGCTGGGCTGCGCGTGTCCTGCGTACTGAATCAAATCACCGAGCGCATCCGTCTTATGAAGGTTGCCGGAGATTTCCTTCACCAGCTGATCCTTTTCCGCTGTCAGGGCATCCGCCTCAGCAGCGAGGTCGTTGCTTTCCTGCGTGAAGAGCGCCGGGTCCAGATAGCCTCGCGTCATGATGGTGGTCAGGGTCTGCCGCCGCTCCACGTTCTGCTCCAGCTTCTGGTCAATCGCATCAATCCGGCGCAGGTTCTCCTTATGCGTTTCTCCCCGGATACCATCGAGCAGCGTATCCAGTATTGCCTTCTTTCCATAGATCAGTTTGTTCATCATGGTGGTGAAGGCATATTCCAGATCGCATTCCCGGATGGACTTCATACTGCAGGAGCTGACGTCTTCTAAGTGCTGCTTGCAGACCCAGACCGGGTACTTCAGGCTTCCAGTCGAATTGATGTGCCGTTTAAAAACGGTACCGCACTCGCCGCAGACGAGCTTACTGGTGAATGGGTAGCGGCTGAGAAAGCGCGGATCGTTTTTTCTGATGTTCTTTTCCTGCGCCCGCTGCTGAATGAGCGCACCGACCGCTTCAAAATCCTCCCGGCTCACAATCGCCTCGTGATGATCTTCCATATAGAACTGATCGCGCTCTCCGTTATTGGTGTGCCGCTTAAACCGGAAATCGGAGTAGGTCTTCTGGAAGAGGCAGTCGCCGATGTACTTCTCGTTCGTGAGCATCCCCCGGATGGTGGTAGGTGTCCAGTTCCCGTTCCTGCGGGAAGGCACCTGCTTCTCATTCAGTTGCTTTGCGATCTTCGCGCTGGCCACACCACTCAGGGCCTGTTCAAAAATCCAGCGCACCCACTTGGCTTCTTCCTCGTTAATCACCATCTCGCCATCCTTGTTGTCATACCCGTATGGCGGATAAGCGATCTTGAAGGTACCGTTTTCATACCGGTGCCGGACGCCCCATTTGCTGTTCTCGGAAATGGAAACGGACTCGCTTTCCGCAAGGCTGCTCATAATCGAAAGCAGAAGCTCCGACTCCATTGACCCGGTATCGAGGTTTTCCTTCTCGAAGTAAATCGTCACGCCAAGGTCGAGGAGCTTCCGGACCAGCTCAAGGCAGTCGGTAGTGTTGCGGGCAAATCTGCTGAGTGACTTAGTTAATACCCTATCTACGAGGCCCTGCTCACAGTCTGCGATCATCCGCTGCAGCGCGGGCCGCTTTTCCTTACTGGTCCCGCTGATGCCCTCGTCGTAATAGAGGCCCGCGTACACCCATTCGGGATTGGAGCCGATCAGTTCTTTGTAATGGTTCTTCTGTGTTTCCAAACTGACCAGCTGCTCGTCCATCCCGGTGGATACCCGGCAGTATGCGGCTACCCGTGTTTTTGCCGCTGTGGGCCGGGCCGCTGAGGGCTCAATTTTCGTTATCTTTTTCATGGTCTCACCTCCGTTCGCAGTCCGATGTTCCCTCTGTTCTCTGCACATTGCAACTCAATTCTCAAAGGAGCTCCGCCAGAAACGGCACAAAGATTTTGCGGGCTTCAGCCAAAATCCGGTCATGTTCTTCGGAGGTGATGAGGCCCGCATCAAGCATCTTCTTCGTCATTTTCTCTGCTCGATGATAATTGATCTCATCATAAAACTGCTTCTCGGTAAGCGGGCGGACGGCAGGCTTTGGCGCTTCAGGCGGAGCTGTAATCTTCGTCACTTGCATATTCTCGTTCTCCCTTCCGAGGGAACTTGTCCATCCCTCTGCCGTCCCATGCCTGCATAGAGCCAAAAATTATAGCCGCTGGGAGAACAGTTTCATTTTCTGCGTCAGAGCATAAAAAAAAGCGCCTGCCGACCATCCCGAAGGACAGCCGACAGGCGAATGTCTCAAAGCCGTGTACAGTAGTCGAGGCTGATCCAGCCCGCGCCGGATTTGAGCTTACCCCAGAGCGAGGCCCCGCGTCCGGGTGACGTGTCCACGATCGTGAACACTCCTTTACCCGTAAAAATACCGGTACGCTTGGTGTTGGTTCCAGGCCCTTTTCGTATGTTCAGGTTGCTGATGGATACCTTCACGAGGAATGGTACAGCAGGCTTGTCCGGCGTCGGCTTGGGCTCGGGCTCCGGAGCAGGAGCAGCCTTCACGTCATACTGCGTGAGGTTCCACCGCTCGATGATGGAACAGATCTTGCTCACGTAGCTGGTGTCCGTCGCATAGCCGCCATCCTTGATGATCTGGATAGCCTTCTTATAATCCGTGCAGCCTTTCAGCCCAGCATAGCGGAGCTTGCTGCCATTCTTGGCCCCCAGCAGGTAAGCGCTGTGGTCTCCGATGGAATCCTCGACGCAGGGATACTTACGGAACTCCGCTGTGATGGTATACAGCTTTCCGGTTCCATCGTCCTCCTGCGTTTTCTTCTTATACACAGACTTGCCATCCCATGTGGAGCCGGACCATGTATTCCCGGACAGGGATTTCTTCATCCCGAAACAGTTATTTGCCTTCTGCGCGAGCTCCGTCTTTCCATAGCCGGATTCCAGAATGAACTGCGCCAGCGACACCGAGGCGAGGATGCCGGACTTCTTCTGGTCAGCTGTAAAGAGACTGCCGACCTTCTTGATCACATCACCTTCGGACAGGCTGGCAAAGTCGCTGGCCTGCATGCCGGTCGTCTTCTCAGGCTCCTTCTCGGTTCCGCCAAGCTGCGCGGTCACCTTAGAAGCAAGATCACCCATCCGTGCAAACATCCAGTTCCCCGGACAGGACTTGTTGGCAAACCACCGGTGGACCGTCAGAATCATCTCATCAGCAGCCGGACTGTAATTCAGGGTCTTATCCTTGTCGCCCAGCCACAGGAGCTTCTTCTTTCCGTTGCGCTGGCAGATGTCTGCGCAGAGCTTGATCAGCGTCTGGTAGACCACATCCCGGAAAGCATAGGGCTCAGAAGTGTCAGAGGCGCACTCGATCGTGATAGCCCGCTGGTCGTTGGCGCTGCTGGAGGAGCACCACGAGCGGTTCTTCTCCTCCACGTAAAGCCCGACCCGGCCATCCTTGTCGATCCCATAATTAGAAGAAGCCTGGGTGCTGGATAGTGCAAACCAGTCACCAAGGCCCTCCGCTGTGCACTGGCCGACCACGCAGTGAGGCGTGATGCGGTCGATGCTGTGTGTTCTCTGCCCGGAGTGATTCGGGCTCAGTTTTTTATATACCACCATCGGGCTGTTCGTGTATGCCATCACTCGTCACCGCCTTTCTCTGCTCGGTCGTGAAGCTGCTCCAGTACATCCTTCAGCTTTTCCGGGATCGGCAGACCCAGATGCGCAGCGTTCTCGATCAGGCTCACGCCCTCGTTGGAGAGATAGAAAAAGATCACCGCTGTCCTGAGCACGCTGCCGGAGCCGATCACCTGCGTATCAAGGATGTGCCCGATGCCTACCAGCAAGAAGATGAGCACTTTGCGGCAAATCCCCTTAAAACCGACCTGGCTGGACAGCTTATGGTCAACTGCGGCTGCCATAACGCCTGTAATGTAGTCAATCGTCACGAAGGCGATCAGCGCGTACAATAATCCGTCACAGCCGCCCAGAAACCAGCCAAGCCAGCCACCCACCGCTGTGAAAATGAGTTGAATTGAAGTCCAGAACTCCTTCATAATCAAAATCCTCCTTGTAAACTAAAAGAGCCGCCATAGCGACTAGTCAAGTCCAAATTTGTGTGTAAATTGCCTTCAGATATAACTGTTAATAACTATGCTGCCAGGAGAGCTGCCTGTTCTTCAGCGATCAGATGCAGTTGATTGCGAACATCAGATTTCAACAGCT